CTCTTATAGATGACTTCTGGAAAGTTAAGAAGGGTTCTAAATCGTTACAGGCTTGGAAGCTACAGATAACAGAATATAGAAAGTTTATAGATAAATACTCTGAACAGATATTAAAAGACCAATTAGAAGCAGGTATTTTGGCAGGTACTTGGAAAGGTTTAAAACTAAGTCATTATGAAGAACAACAGCAACGTATGAACAGGTTTAATAAAGAACCAGAAACAAGTGCAATGCACCCTAACCAGAAGGTTGTACAGTTTGATGATATGGGGAACTTAATCTAATGGAAAGAATATTTAATGGTAGTGCCAAAAGAACACTACAGAAAATGGTTAATAAAGGTCTTATGAAGGTATCAGATTTAGATACACCTTCTGAAGGTTGGTTTATAGCTATGGGTTATGAAAGAGAAACGGGTACAGGAAAATGGAAGCGTTTACTACGTACAAAATGTGGTGCAACACCATATTTACGTTTAGAACAAATACCAAAATGGACTAATACTCTTACAGGTAAAGTAACTTTTGACCCTGTGGAATATGAAAAGCAAAATTAAAGATATTCTTATACAAGACCCTTTTGTACGCTTTGACCCTGAACCACATAAATACTACGATTTAAAACGTAAGAAATATGTAGCACGTTCTATATCAGAAGTAATAAAAGAAACTACCTATGTAAGTAAAGCAATGGAAAAGGCTGCTGTAAGGGGTACAGCCATACATGAAGCAGCACAGATATGGTGTGAAACAAAAGATAAGACACTAGCACTAGCATATGCAAAAGATTATTCAAATTGGGTAGAACATTTAATTAATTACAGAATGTGGAACACCTGGGAATGTGTTGTTAATGAGTTACGTATGATTGATAGAAAAAGAGATATTGCAGGTAGTTGTGATGTGATATTGCAACATAAAGATACTGGTGTGTTATGTCTTGCAGATTTTAAAACACAAGAAGTATATAAAAAGAAAAACCATAGGTTGCAAATGGGTGGTTATGTATCTTTGCTAAATCAAAACTATCCACAAATAGAATTATGGTCATGCAGGGTAATTTATATAACACCTGATGGAATAAAGACCCAAGACTATAACCCACAGGAATGTATGTACGATTATGAAGAAGCCAGAAGGTTATACTTTAATAAACAGCTAAAATTTTAGTAGAGGTTGCATTACATAAGGGTATACCCCATACTGTAGGTAATTATTGTTCTTTATTATTTAAATATTATGTCATTTGAAGAAGAACTAGAACAACTAGACAGAGAAGAATGGCTTGCTAAATTTGATGATATACAAATTATGAATGCTGCAAAAATGTATTTAGAATGGTTATTTTATTTGCCTGATGATTGGCAACCAGATATGTACCCAGAACATAAATTTTTTTAATTATGAACATACAACCAGAACAGTTACTTAGGCAGATAAGAGTTGCACAACTCCAAAAGAAAGAACTGGAAACACAAATTACTGAAAAGAAGATGGTATTAGAAAAGTATTTCCAGGAAAGTATTATTATGAGTACTTTTAGTATTGATAATGTGAAGGCTGTACGAAAACGTAAACCAGAAAAATGGGAATATAGTAATGAACTAAAAAATTATAAAAAAGATATTACGACAGCTATAGAAGATAGGGAACAACAGGAAAGAGAAGAAGGTATAGCAGTTAAAGTAGATACTGGTTTTACATGGGCAATAAGATAATGAAAACAACAGAAAGAGTAGAACAGGCATTTAAAAGAGTAAAAGAGTTACTTACTTTAGTTGCTGATTGGACTAAGAACCCTAAAGAACAAGATGCATTAACAAAAGAATTTAAAGAAAAGAAACAAAAAATGATAGATGATCTACATATACAATTAGGTGCTTTAAGTGATCGCTATATGTTTAATCATAAATCAGAATTTGCTACAAAAGAATATTTAGTAGAGTATGAAGCACTAAAAAAGAAAATTAAAGAATTAGAAAAATGAACCCACAAAAAAATAAAGGTGATAAAGCAGAAAGAGAAGCCTGTTCATTATTAACAGAATTTACAGGTTATGAAGTAGAAAGACGTTTTGGTGCAGGTATGGAAAATGATAAAGGTGATCTTGTTGGTATCCCTGATACTGTTATACAGATAGCAAACTGGAAAGATACAAATGCTGCAGTATTACAGAAGCCAAGAGAAGCAGAACAACAACGTATAAATGCAAAGGCTAGTCATGCAGTTACATTAGTCAGATATAAAAAAAGACCAGGTTGTAAACATGGTGATAATTGGAGGGTTGTTATGACTATTGAACAGTACGCAAGATTAATAAAATGAATTGTCTTTACTGTAATACTGAATTAATTATTAGCGATACGCAAGAATATGAATTAGATGATACTTATGATTTTATAACCTATTTACATTGTGCAGAATGTAAAACAGATGTAGAGGTTTATAAGAAAAATAATTAATATGTTGACAGGGGTATACCCTTGTGGTACATTTAATATTGTAAACACAACCGAGAGGTTTTCCAAAATGTCTAACACTCAAACAATCACAAACTATACTCAAGAGTTATGTAATACTCTTAATAGCAAATTAGCAGCAGATACAGATATACATTATTCAATTTGTTGGGGTACTAAGTTTCACAGAATATCAAAATGGGATAAAGAGTCAGATTGTAGTTATGTAAGAGTAGATGCAGATGACAGAGTATTTTGTTTCATAGATCAAAAAACAGGTGACGTACTTGCACCAAAAGGTTGGAACAGAAGGGCTAAGGGTGTACGTTTTAACATCTTAGATGACGCATCAAGAACAGATTTATTTAACGCAAAGGAGGTAGCATAATGTCTACTACTAAACTTGTTAAATGCGGTTCTAATGTAAGGTCAAAAGCAACATCTAATTTTTTAGGTCATGTTGTATCTTATCAACCACTAAATAATTATGCTTTAGTTGCAAGAATAGTTGACTACAAATTAATTACTAAAGGATATAAATTATCTGATTTAAAGGTAGCATAATGTCTAATTTTCTAATGATGTTAGCAGCGTCAGGGTTGTTTTATACAGCCCTCTCATCTTCTCTATATGACATGACAGTTACAGATTGTAATGCAGGTATAGAACTAGCTTGTAAGGAGGTAAACAAATGAATAAAAACAAATTAGAAAAAGAACATCATGCACAGATTTATAAAATGTGTACGCAAAGATTAAAAAAATACTATATTGATGCTTTTTATAAAGATGATGCAATAAATGACATAATAAATATTTGTTTATCTCATATGAAATACAAGCATATAGTCAAATTTTATGATGTATTAGAAAAAAATGGATTTAATAAATATTAAGGAGGTAAAAAAATAAAAATAGTCGGGAAGCCTGATAGTTAGTTATCTTATAAGTTCTATGCTAACTTGAAAGTTATAAAAAACCTTTGCACTAGGAAAGACAGGGCAAGTATTGGACTTGATCGATCTCCTGACTAATTATTTTAATTGTTAATTAATTGTTACAGCTATTGCAAAGGGTATACCCCTATGCTTATAATAAGAACATACACAACCGAGAGGTAATCCAAATGAGACAATTTACTTATTCAATAGATCAAGATTTAAAAGATCAATTACTAGCAGAACCTACAGAAACGCTAAAAGCTATTCTTGCTACTAGAACTACTACTAGCTCAGTTAGAAGATTTATTATACAGGAATTAAATTTAAGAAATACACCGCCAGCAGTTGACGCTAAAGGTTACTTATTAGGAACTGATCAACCAATTCAACATTAATTAAATAAATAATACAGCCCCTACTAAGGGGTCTTTTTTTTTGCCTATACAAAAACCCTCTAGGGGAATCCATCTAAAGGGTTTAAGTTGCCTACTGCTTTGCGTATCATAGGCATACCAAAAGTAAATTATATTTACACCTAATGCAAGTATTATCTAGGTAAACTACTAATCTTTCTACCAGGAAATAGTTGCTGTTCTAAAAATTCAACAGCCTTATCATCTAAATCATTAGATGTTTTTTTACATATCTCCTTTAATAAATCTACTATTAACTGCTTTATTGCAGAACTAGATAAAAACGCTAATAGTATAGGTTTTAAAATTTTTAACATACAAATGGTGTAAGTATACAAATACTAGCAGTAATACTTTATATACACTATCTTTTTGGTTTTAGTGATGCTACACCTATTTCCACACCATTCAATCTTGCATAAATATCACGCATATCATCATGCATAGAATCCATCTTATCTGACATTAATTCTACCTTTGTTATTAGAGTTACAACATCTTCTCTATTCTTTTTACCTCTATAGCTAAGTGAACCTGCTGAAATGAATATTGCAGATAATAAAGCACCACTTGTAGCTGCTAATAGTTCTATCACTTTGCCTTTATTAGGTTCTATGGCTATTATGACAGAAAAAAGGTATGTCTGAACAAAAATCTAAGAATCCTCTACAAAAGATAAAAGAAAAATTTGACGATAAAGAAGAACAGCTAGAGGTATTAGGCACTTTTATTAGGTTAGGTGTTATGGTTTGGGCAGGTTTTATTATTAGCCTTAACTACATATCATTTCCTGGTATGTCAAAAGATAATTCACCAAAAGATATAACCTTCATAGCAAGTGTGTTTACAGGTTGTCTGGCAACTTTTTCTGTTGATGTAGGTAAGAAAAAGAAAGAAGATAAACAAGATAAACCTAAACAACTTGCACAATCTGACAATTCATACCAAACTATAAGAGTAGAAACACCTATAAAAATTGTTGGTGCTACTGTGGTTGACCCCAAAACAAAAACATGAAAAAACTTCTACCATTATTGCTGCTAGCAATTACACCTGCCTGTTATGCTAATTTATCGCATAGTATTAGTAGCTCTACAAAATTAACAGTAGGTGGTGCAAGTACATCTGCATCACGCTTAGGTAGTAGCTACAGCGTTAGTGGCACAGGTGTTGACACAACTTATACTGCAAGTGGTAATGCTGTTGCTAATGGTGTTGGTTCACTTGTAATAAGTAGTGGTGTTGGTACTCCACCTGATTTAACAGTAACCCAAGATGTACCTGCCAATAGCTTTAGTTTTAGCCAATCATTTACCCAAGCAGATGCCATAGCAGGGTCAGCAGTTACTACAGGTGATACCCCTAACTTTTCTGATAATGTAGTAAGTATTGCAGGTGGTACAGCAGGGAATTTAGCAGGTACGATTACATCAGCAGGTGCAATTACATTAACAGCAGGTGGACATAATACAGAAGCAGTAGGACAGGTAATAACAACACTAATAGTAGATTAATAAAACTATGTATAGGCTTTTTTGGCTATATGTATTTTTTGGTGTACCTACCTATGCAGCACCAATAGTCCCAAATTTCCAACAGGGTGTTCTACAGCAACACGTAGAAACACGGCAAGTTATACAAGAAGACATAAAAAGTTTTGATATAAGGAATGGATTTCAGCTAACAGTAGGTGGTGAAAACGTACAAAGTAGCACAGGTAATGTATCACCTGCAGGTTGGACTAAAGTAGATACAACAGTACAGGGTGTAGGCACTACATATGTTTCACCAAATTTAGATAATATGCCTACTTTTAGTGTCATAGATACTAATAAGAGTTTTCAGTATTATCAAACTTTGGAAACACCTGGTATTACTAATTTTACTCATGTTACTAGGCAAACAACCATAGAAAGTATTTCTGATAGCACCAGTACATTTAGCCAATAGATGAGATATTTTAAATACTTATTAGTAGGATTAAGTATAATTAATACCCCTCTAAATGCTAATAGTATCAATACTACCAGTAATTCTAGTGGTTCAGTAGTTAACCAGGCCGTACAAGTGGTTCCAAGTAGACAGTTTCAGTACCAGATGAACACTATTAGTTGCCAAGGTGCAACATTAAATATTTCTCCTTTTGTTTCTACTACCTATGGTTTTGCATCACCTTATGAACCTTATTTTAATAGACCTGTTTACAGTACAAGAGATATAGAAGGTGATTTTGATGATAATAATAAGGCAATAGGTGATGGTGATGTTGATGCAGGGCATAGAGGTGAGGTTTTATATTATGAACAGGTGCGTACAGGAATGAGATCAAGTAATACTTCTATAAATGGTGGTATTACAGCTACGTTTAGTATTCCATTAGATAGAACCGCTATAAATGAATGTAGGACAGCTATGAAAAAACAAAATGAATTATATGAAGCATCACTAGCTGCAAAAAGGTTAAATTATGAAATGAGTAGGGCAAAAACCTGTGCAGATAATTATAAACAGGGCTTTAGATTCAAGGCAGGTACACCAATGGCTTTACTTTGTTCAGATATAGAAATTATAGAACCAACTAATTTAAAACATATACATGAAATTAAGAATTAAGTTTAGATTTTAATGGTTTTTTACCTGTAAATTTTGTACCTTTTTTACCTACAGCCTTTTTAGCAGTACCTATTAATTTTTTAAATGCAGGTTTAAGTATTCTGTTAAGAATAGGTGTTAAGGTTGCTGCAGTTGTCGCAACAATCGTTATTGCAAAAGTTGTAGATACTGTATTTAATGATGGTAAATATTTTTCTACTGCATTTGTTGGTTCATACTGCACTACACATTCTTTTGTTTCTTTATTAAATTCAAAACCTATAACCTTTTCTGTACCTTTTGCATTTAAGTCACCTATACGTGGGTTATTCTTTTTAGGGTCAGGGCATGGTGGTTCTTTTTCTTCTGGTATTTTTGGTACTTCTGGTGTTTCTGTTTCTGCTATAGGTGGTTCTACGTTTGTAGGTGGTTCTGCTTCCTGTATTGGTACTAAATCCTTAGCATTGTATTGTAAGGGTTCATAGAAGGGTATAGGACAGTTTATAACAACATTACCTGCAGGGTCATCTGTAAATAGCTGTGTATTTTTTGTACCATCAGTTCTGACAGTTGCACATGGCATATCAAAAGTAGGTGGCAACATTCTTGTTACATGGGTTGTATTAGGT